CGAGATAAGAGCTTCGACGTTCGGAAGAGCCTCGATCGGCTCGACCTTCAGTCCTCGAACCCCGAGGTGAAGCTCGTCCGGTCCGCTCGTCCAGTTCGCGACCTCTTCGAGACCCGCCGCGCGAGCGAGCTCCGTAAGCTTCCCTCGGTTCCATATCGAGGCATGCTCTCCCGAGGCTCCGAGGAGTCGCCTCTCGACGTCGGGAGCGGTCCCGTTCCGGTAGGCATCCACGATCCTGTCGAAGTCCGGGACCGAGATCCGGAGCTCCCCGTTCGTACGGAGCTTCGACGCCCAGAGCCTGACCGCGTCGACCGCGGTCCCGCCCGGATATCGGATGACTTCGTCCCGAGCCTCGATCGAGTCGAGCGACCGATCCGCGAGCTTCGCGAGCTCGTCCTGTCCTGCCAGCTTGCTTGACTTCCCGTCCGCCGAAATCTCGAAAGGCATCCCTGTTTCCTCCACGCGCAACAGGCGAGCGTCCCGAGACGCTCGCCCGTTGCGGTGCGTTCGTGGAGAGATGCTATCAGGTCGCGAGGAAGTACCGCGAGCCCGCAGCCGCAGCCGAGATCGGAGCCTCTCCGGGGTTGTCGAGGACGCAGACCGCGGAGGTCGTGTTCGCCGACGTACCGCCGATGATCGCGAGGCGGAGATACCGCTTCTTGGCGCGGAGGTCGAGACCGAGGACCGCGTAGGAGTTGGTCACCGCCGTCGAGGTGTTCACCGTACCGGGGAGTCCCGAGGTAATCGGGAAGCCCGCGATCGCGGAGAAGCCCGTCGAGTCGGTGATATCGGAGTGTTGGATCGAGAGCGACGTCGGAACCGAGGTAGCAGTCGCGCAGAAGAGCGAGATGTGGAAGGTCGCGCAGTCGTAGCCGCGAGCGTCGACGACGTTTCCGACCGCGCCGGTTCCGCCGACGATGCTCTGGGATCCGATCGCGACGATGGACTTGACGTTCTGGGAGGGAATCATTTCAGGAGAGCCTTTCGTTCAAGTCCGGACCGGGAGCCATCTCCCGGTCCGGACGAGGAAGAGGGGTGCTTGGAAATCAGAGGTACAGGCCGACGATCGGACCCGAGTCCGTGGTGTCCCCGACGTTCGCGACCTTGATGTCGAACCGCTCGATACCGCGGATCGCGACCTCGTCCTGCTCGAAGGCGTTGAGCGCCGAATCCGAGAAGGCGATCGAGGTCTGCTTGCGGTCGCCGAAGTACGCAGCCATCGAGAGGTCGCCGAACAGGAGCGGGATCGAGGCAGCCGCGTACGCCTTCGGCATGACCTGAACGAACTCCACCGGATACCCGTAGAAGACCGGGTTCGTACCGCCTTCGCGGATCTCGCGAGCGGTGACGCCGCCCGCCGCGTACGCGAGACGCTCCATCACCTCGTGATAGAAGGTCTTGTGGCAGTACCACTTCGCCGAAGGCGAATCCGCGTACTGCGGAAGACGAGCGGGGAGAGCGAGGATGTCCGAGGTGACGATCCCGCTCGCGCCCGTCCACGCGGTGGCGGACGAGTCGAAGAGACCTTTGATGTTCCCGACCGTACCGTCGACCGCGAGGAGAGACTCCGCGACACCGACGATCCCCGAGTAGGTCTGCGTGCCGTCCCCGAGGAACCCGCACTGGTCTTCCTTCAGGGCGAAGGCGTACGCGATCTCGCGACCGATGTCGTCTCCGAGATTGACGAAGGCGTCCTCGTTCAGTTCGTTCGAGGCGGTCGTGAGCACCATAAACTTCTGAGCGACGAGGTTGACTTGGTCGAAGGTCTGCTGCGACTCCGTACCCGCGGCAGCTTCGCCCACCGCGTACGCGGTCAGGGTCGCCTTCCGTCGCGGGAGACTCTTCTTGTCGCTGCCCATCGGGACGTTCTTCGCGTTCCGACGGAAGACACCGTACTGCTCGCGGAGCGAAATCAGAGCCGTCTCGAACTCCTCGGGGACGAGGAACCCGCCCGCGGAGTTGACGTTCTCCTGATGTCCCTTGACGGAGATCCCGTTCGAGGCGCACCAGTCGATGCTCTTCTGGTGGTTCCGAGCCGCGGCGACGAAGCGACCGAAGCGGTACGCGAGCTCATCGTTCTTGAAATACTTGGAGCGACCGTCGACGCGGAGCGGGCTCGAAACCGAGACGCGCGGGGTCGCGACCGCCTTGATCTCCGACGCGATCGCCTCGCGTACCGCGAGACGGAGGCTCTTCTCGGGAGCGGGCTCTTCCGCGGGCTTCGGAGCTGCGGTATCCGTCTCCATCGCCGGAGCGAGCTTGACTTCGTAGGAGAGCTGCTCGGGAGCGAGGACCGAGCCGGACTCGTCGGTGACCACGACGCCTTCGAGGTACAGGGCCTTCGCCTTGACGAAACCGGACGCGCCGGTCTGGTTGGCGATGTTCTGGAGGTTCTTCTGAACCTCCGCGAAAGTCTTGAACTGCATTGGATTGGTTTCCGAAAGGTTCTAGGGGAGGAAGCTACGCGCGCCCCTACACCGTTTCGGCGAAACCGCCACACGTCCGAGCCGGGCTTCCCTGACTATACCACGAGCTTTCCGCTCGCCTTCGCGATTTCCTCGCGGGCGATACGAGAGACCTCGTTCGTCCCGATACGAGGGACCACTATCGAGATCGTCCGGCGCTCGACAGCGGGCGAGCTTGGCACGACGACGGATCCGAACTTCTCCGCGGCGGACCTGCTGACGAAACCCTTCCGAACCGCCGTGATAAGAGCGTCCTGATTCGCCGGTATCGACACCACCGATACTTCGAGGAGCTTCCATTTCGAGAAGACGCGACGTACTCCGGGTCCGTACCTTTCGACGTCTCCCTTGCTCGCGATCCGCGGGCTTCCGTCCATCGGCATGAATCCGATGGACACCGCCTTCAGGACGTTCGCCGCGACGAGACCTCGAACGTAATCCGGGAACCAATCTCCCTCGTACTCGTCCGGACGGGGAGCGAATACAAACTCCGCCTCGATCGCGGACTCTCCGCGACGGAGGGAGATCGCTCGTCCGATCGGCTGCGCGGGGTCGTGGTTCCAGAGCATGACCGGGTTACGCTCGAAGTCCTTCGAGTTCATCCCCTGCGGAACCATTACCTCTCCGTCTCGGTCGACCGAGTCCGTCGAGATCGTTGCCTTGAACGTCGAACCGGAGACCTGTCCGGTCGCTTGGAAGTCCTTGCGATTCACTCGCTTTCCTCCGTTAGAACGGGCGAGAGCGTACATCGGCAGTTCGGGTGAAGAGGCGGACCGGAGACCGCGTCGTAATCCACGACGAACGTCTTCCCGTCCGCCGCGGTGACGCTATCTCCGACCTGAAGGAAGTCCTGCTCGATACCCTTCGACTCTCCTCGATCCGAGATGGTCTGGCAGAACGGGCAAGCGTTAGGAGCCGCCATCCATCGCTTCCCGCGTACGACCGAGCTCTGCTTCCAAGCCTCGACCGTACCTCGGTTCATCGCTCTGCTCGTCTCCGTCCTCGCGATCCTACGAGCCCGCGCCGCGTCGAAACCCTTCTCTTCGAGAGCGTCAGACATCTCGTCGACGGTAGCTCCCTGCTCCACCATCGGTTCGAGGATCTCGGAGACCCGGATCGAGGTGGTCCGCTTGAAGTCGTCGACGAGATCCGCGGCTCGCGTCCGCGACCAGTCGACGACCGGAGCCTCGTCGAAGCTGATGGATTCGGGGAGCGTACCTCCGGTGGTCCTCCGGATCGCTTCCTCCACCCCATCCTTCCCGTCCTCGAATCCGATACCCACCGCTTCCTTCAGGTACGGTTCGACTCGTACCTGAATCTCGCGGACGATGAACTCGTCCTGAAGTACCGCGATAGCCCGCTCGACGATCTCCTCCCCGACGGCTCCGCTTGCCTTGATCTCGCGGATGACCCTGCGGATCTCCTCGCGTCCGATCTTCCCGAGTTCGCGTTCGAGCCTCCGGATGATCCGCTCCTCCGCCCGATTCGCGAACGGAGCCTTCAGCTCGACCATATCCGAGGTCCCGTCGAGTACGTCGCTCTGACGGACGGTCTTCGTCGAGGTCGCGTGAGAGGAGCCGCATTCGCAGCCGGCGGACTTCTCGCCGCACTTGGAGTACGCGATCGCGAGTGCCTGCTCTTGGTCGTATCCCTCCGCGAGAAGACCGGGGAGCTTCTCCGCTACGCAGTCTTCCAGAGCTCCCTTCGCGTCGATTCCCTTCTCCTCGTCGTCGGCTCGATCCATCCGAGCGACGACTCGCTCGCTCCAATCCCGACCCGCGTCTCCTCCCCACAGCAGGTGGGCGATGAATCCGGCGGACGGGTTCTCCGGATCGTCCCATCCGCTCCGGCGGTCGACCGCGTGTCTCGCGAAGTACGACGACATCCGGCGGACCGTTTCCGGCGAGAGAACCTCTCGGTTCGAGAGCTGGACAGCTCGCGCGACACCGACCTCGGTCCCTCCGCGATTGAACTCCCGGCGGAGCCGAAGACCTCGCTCCGCCTCCGCAGCCATCTCCGCGGTCGGGGTGAAGTCGATATCCGAGTACCGCTCGGGAGCCGATTCCGCTACCGCCTTCCCGACGTCGGTGACGTTCGCGGAGATGGTCGCGACCGGGCTGCTTCGGAGTTCCTTCTGGGAAGTAACCATCGACTCCGCCTGCGTAGCCTCGAACCCGAGAGCCACGAGCAGAGCCGTCGCCGCGGGCGGGGAGATCGCTCCATCCGCGACCGCGGAGAGGATCTCCTGTGCGGTCTGGATCTCCTGCTTCCCGAGGCGAGCGGACGGAGGCTCGACGCTAGCGGACTTGCTCGGATCCTCCGGAGAGGTCCCGGTAGCCGGAGCGGATGTCGGCTCCGGGACCTCGTCCAGAGGAGAGAGAGGTATACCGCCGATGATGGGTACGTTCGCCTCTTCGAGATCGAGAGCGTCGAGACCTCGCGACTCGCGTACCTCGTTGATGGTCATTACGCCCGCGGCGACGAGACCGGTATGCTCCTGAAGGTCGAGCTGCCGATTAGCCGGGACCGGATCGTCGTACGCGAGGATCGCGGAGTCCTCGATTCCGAACATCGGCAGAAGCTTCTGGTTCAGAGTCTCCTCGTCGAGACGGAGGAGCGGGAGGATCGTCGACTCTCGCCATTGGGCGAATCCGGTGGTAGCGCTCGCGAGGTTCGGATCGTTCGCCTTCAGCATCGATACCGGGACGCCGAATACCGCCGCGATCTCTTCGACGATCTCGTCGCGACCCGCGAGGTCCTTCGGAGCGAACTGCATAGGCTTCAAGTCGACCTGACCCGTAAGAGCGATGAACCCGCCTTGCTTCTCCGGTCCGCGTAGCTTCTCGTTGACCGCTCGCTCGAACTCCGCGATGGCGTCCTCGCTCGCGTCCGTGTTCTGGATCGTCGCGAGGTAGTCCGGTCTCGCTCTGTTCTTCGCCATCGCGAAGTCCATATCGTGGTTCGCGAGGTTCAGCTCCGCGACATTCCACGCCGCCTCGACCTTTCCCATCCCGTAGTAAAGGCTCTCCGGGTTCGGACGCTTGAAATGCAGGACCTCTTCGGGCGAGAGCGATATACGGGAGTTCGAGTCTCGACCGTAGCGGTACTCCGCGATGAACTTCTCGACGCTCGGGACGATCTCGACCCATTGCGGTGGCATCGGCCAGAGCTCCGCGGGAACCCCGAGCTGGTTACGGATGACGTGGAGATAGGCGTTACCCGTAAGCTCCTGCCAGAGCGTACGGGTCGCAGCCAAGTCGAAACCGTTCATCTCCGGGTTGACTTTCCGGAGAAGGTCGAGGACGGGATGCGACTCGGTGACTTCCTCGAAGTCCGCTCCGAAGTCGTGCAGCTTGGTCAGGACCGTTCGACTCGGAGTACGCGAGTCCGATCCGAGCAGGTAGTTCTTCCGGGCTCGCGGGACTTCCCTCGTCCTGTAGAGCTTCGTCCCCGTACCGTTCCGGACATAGAGCCGGAGCGGGACGCTCGATACCCCGAAGGCGTTGATGGAAGCAGCCGCGTATATCCACGAGCGGTACTTCCGGATCCCGGCGAGAGCGGTATACGCGGCTCGCGAGTCCGCTCCGTTCCCGCCTCCGATCATCCCGATGGAAGCCCGGAAGTAACGGCTCGCGTCCCGGGGATCCGCCGCAGGCTGCTTCGAGAAGAGGGAGCGGAGTCTGTGGAGCATTAGATGACCCGGAAGCGGAAGGTCGGAGGACGTATCGAGGTTCTTCGTACCGCGAGAGCGAGAGCCATCACGGTGTCGTCGTGGACTCCTCCCGAGCTAGTGTAACGGACGCCCGTCCTCGTCGATTCCCACTCGAAGGCGTCGAGCTCGATCCGAAACGGGACCTCGGGGAACCGGACCTCCCGTCTCTGGATGCTCGCGGCGAGACCTTCGAGGAGCTGCTGCCTGCTCGTAGCGGTGAACTTGAACCCTTCTACGTTCGAGCGCCCGCGTTGCAGGTCCTCGACGATCGGATCCCCGACACCGGTCGAGTCGATGAGGGTCGGGACGTTTCCGATCGCTTCCGCGACTCGCGACCTCGTAGCCTGCCAATCGAGCTGGAAGCGGAGAACCCGGCAGACCGATCCCTCCGCGTCGAGCCCGACCACGACCGTCCAGTCCGTGCTCTTCGCAAGGTCGACCCCGAAGGCGACGGGAGCCGCGGTCGAGAGCGGAGCGAGACATCCCCGGATCGCGTCGAGCCCGAACGGGTTCCCTCCGTCGTCGCTCGGCTCGACGAGGTACAGCTCCCGGAAGACGTGGTCTGGAAGCTGACGTCTCGCGGACTCGACCTCTTCCTCCGCGAGAACTCCTCCCTCCACCGCGTCGGAGGCGGTCAGCTTGTGGTACGCCATATCCGGCTCGGTCCCGCTCTCCGCGGAGCGGGCGAGTCGATAGCACCAGTTCTTCCGTCCCTTCAGGTTCCCGATGATCCGGCAAGGTCCCCGGGTCGCGGAGAGCGTCGAGCGTACCGCGTGCCAGCTCTCCTCCGGACATCGCGTAGCCTCGTCGATGACCGCCGCGTGCGTATCTTCGCCGAAGAGACCGTCCGGGTTGTCGGCTGACTTGAACGCGATCCGCGATCCGTTCGCGAGCGTTACGAGGAGCCTCGATTCGTTCCGATCCCATATCCGTCGCTCGGGATCCGCGTCCCGGAGCATAGCCACGAGACGCTCGTACCCGACCGTCTTCGTAACCTCGAAGGTCGGAGCGACCCACCAGCAGGTGGATCGCGGACGGTTCCACGCGTATTCGAGGATCCAGAGGAGACATCCGAGCGTCTTCCCGCTCTTCGTCGAAGCTTCTATGACGACGATCCGAGCCGGATCGCAGATCGCCTGATGCTGTCGACGATACAGCGGAGGGAGCTCGATCCTCGCGGACGTCACTCCCGTACCCCGATTCGGATGGGCAGGAGCTCGATACGCTCGGTCGCCTCCCCGCCTTCGAGCCTCTCGACCTTATCGAGAGTCGCGAGCGCCGCGATGTTGTCGCGGTCGAGCGCCGCGAGGAGCTCGATCGCCCGCAGCCGTTCGCGGTCCGTCTTTCCGGCCAGAGCTATCTGCGAAGCGATCCGGGGAGCCGCCTCCCTCATCGAGTCCGGGATCGGCCACCGGTTCCGGACCGCTCTCTTCAGGAGATTCAGGGTCTCGCGGTGGTGTCGCGGGT